TAGTTCAAGAAGATGGTGTACGTGATATTTATAATGCTGTAGAAGGTATTATAGCTTTAGGTTGGGAAAAACTACAAGATGATGAAGATTATCCAGAACAAAGAAGAATATTCCGTTTTGGGGACACAAAAAAATCTGTTGATGAACAACTATACGAGTATGACCTTGTATTAAAATATAAAGAAAACAAAGTAACAAAATGATGAGAAAAAAATATTTTTTACGAGAAGCTGATGAGATGGATAAGGAAGCTGTACTTAAATCTGCCGAAGAAAGTTTGGAACAAGAGAAACAAAATTTAGAAAATAATAAAAAATCTTTAGAGGTAAATAAAGAAACTTTAAAGGCATCTGAAGTTGACGTAGATACTAAATTATCAGCAATTCAGGGTAATAATAAAGTAATAGCACAAGGTAATAAAGCAGAAGACGTTACCGACCCAAAAACACAAGCAGATGCTTTAACAAGACAAAAACCAGTTCTTACAAAACAAGTGAATGGTTTAAAACAACAAAATAAAGAAAAAGAACAAGCCATAAAAAATCAGGAAGAATCTATAAAAAACCAAGAAGATTATATTAAACAAAAAGAAGATTATATAAAAGACATGGAAAGTGGTATGCGTGAAAGTAGAATTATAAAAGCAAAAGATTTTAAATCTATTGTTGAAAACTATTCCAAAATTGATTTGTCTGAATCAGATATTATTAATATCATTGTAGAGACTCAAAATCCAATAATGACAAAAGCTAAGAGTGTTGAGTCGATACAAAATAAATTAATATTTGAAGCGGATATGAATAGAGACGTAAACAGTAGTTTTGAAGGTGGTACAAATGAGTATTCTGAATTGTTAGGTTCAGATTTAGCTAAACAAATGGCTAATCAATCTTTTGAAGAAATAGCTAGAGCTATTAGACAAAAAACAGGTAAAGAAAGAGTTACTTTTGATGATGTTCAACAATTAATGTCTAGTTCATTGATGAATGCGGCTAAAGAAGAATACGCTTACGGTATCGACAGATTAGAAACAAAGGCTGTTGAAATGATTCGTAAACAATTCAACATCCCTGAAGGTGCTGTTGAATTTGATGCGACCATAACAGGTGTCCCACAAAAAGCGTTAGGTTTACCTAGTGGTACCCCACAGGCAACTATAAACCAAATGTCTAGACAATTGGGTGTTAAGATTGGTGATATACAAAGAGAAGGTCTTAAATTTGATAAAGGTACTAGTCCTGTTCCACAAGGAAAAACTGAGGTACAAATGAAACCTAAAATTAAAAGAAGAAAGTACACTAACGCTATGATGCACGGTGCGGCTAGAAAGTCACAAAACATTCACCACATGGACGACCAATTAAGACAGGAGAATCCTAGATTGAGTCAAAACTACGCTAATCTTATGGCTGCAAATGACGCTTCTTACTGGATGATGAATGATGAAGACATTAAAACACAGGGTAGACAAGGTATTCACGCAGGTAATGTTAGAGTTAAATTATCTGACCAACCTAATGGAGTTCCTAAAATTATTGCACAAGGTGTGGTATTCCCAGTACTTTTACATGAATTGGCTAAAGGTGTTATTGAATTAATGTCTTTATGGTCCCTACCTGTTGATGCTGAAGAAAGAAAATATGTCCTAGATAAAACTGATAATTTAGATAATGAAACTAATGATATTAGATTAGGTACTATCTTTTGGGAAAAATTTGTAAGACAAATACCAACTGATAATCAAGAAGTTATTTCTTTGACATGGAATATGATGCAAGAACTTTCAGATGATGAGTTTAATAGTATTATTGAGGGATTATCAAATGATAGAACAGATTCACAAATGAAAGTTCAAAGAATAGCTGAAGAAGCGGCTGAAGAGTTAAGACGTGAAGCTTCCGACGATACTTTTGGTATGTACGGTGATGATGATGATAAAGATGGTGGTGATGTAGAAACTCCTGATGAGGATGAAGAAGAAACTAACCCTACTGTTTTAGGTGGTGAAAAAGAGGGTCCTGAAGAACCTAAAGACCTTAATGATATGACTGATGATGAACTTAGAGGTTTAATGAAGTCAGCTATTGAAGATGAGGACTATGAATTTGCTTCAGAAATTAGAGATATCTTAAAAAATAGATAAAGAGAACGGATTAGGACCGTTATAGTCTACGGACTATTAAAACCCACCAAGTTCGCTACTATGGTGGGTTTTTTCATGCCTGATGATATTTATTGGCATGAGTTTAAGTAAAGGACAAATGATGTATGAAATAGGTAAGTGTTTAACAGACCCTATTTATGCTATAGAAAATTACCTTGAGACAGAGGATAGAACACAAAAGGGATTTGTTGCCTTTAAATTATTTCCTAGACAAAAGGAGTTAATTGAGGCATATAAAAATCATCATCACAATATAGTGATGAAACCAAGACAGGCAGGTATATCAACTACAACCGCGGCTTATTTAGCAATTGTAACCGCTTTAGCGTCAAGTAAAAGTACCCAAAAAATTCTTATTGCGGCAAATAAACAAGAAACAGCGAAAGAATTCTTAAAAAAGATTAAAGATTTTACAATGCAGTTACCTGGTTGGATGGATGTTCACAGACCAGCGGGTTCTGATAGTTGGTTTAACCCCGAAAAGAACTCTAGTTCACATTACAAATTATGGAATGGTTCTGAAGTAAAAGCTGTTGCTTCTTCAAAAGATGCACTTAGAGGTTATACACCGTCATTCATTGTTGTCGATGAAGCCGCCTTTATCGAAGGTCATAGGGGTGAGGAATTTTATACTGCCGCACAACCGTCACTTTCAACTGGTGGTAGGTCAATTCTTATTTCAACACCAAACGGACATGACCCTTTATACCATAAAGCTTATGTAACGGCTGAAAGAGGTAAAAATAATTTTAACATAATTTCGATGAAGTGGTATGAAGACCCTCGTTATAATGGTAAAAATGATGGTTCTGGGATGTCTTGGGTTCTTAGGGATGAGAAGAATAACGATATTATAGAAAATATTGAGGACCCAAAAAGTGGATTTGGCCCTGATGCTGTTGTCCCACAAGAAAAATGGCCTGAAATGGCTGAAAAGGGGTATGTACCAAGGTCAAAATGGTTTGACGATATGTGTGCACAACTTAATCACAACGCAAGGTCAATAGCACAAGAGTTATTATGTTCTTTTGTTGGTTCAGGTGATAGTGTAATTGATGATAAATACAAATCTAGACAAGAAAGAGATAATGTTAGAGAACCAATAAGAAAAGAGTGGGTTGATGGTAACATGTGGATATGGGAAGACCCTATACCTGAACATGAATATATTTTGTCTGCTGACCCTTCTTCAGGTTCTTCTGATGACTTTGCAGGTATTTGTGTATGGGATTATACAACAGGTAATCAAGTAGCTGAATACCACGGTAAAGTAGCACCCGATGTTTTAGGTGAGATAGCTAACTATTATGGTGGTTCATATGACGCATTTGTGGTTGTGGATATTACAGGTGGATGGGGTGCTTCTGTTGTATTAAAATTAATTGAATTAGGTTACCCTAAAAAAAGACTGTATTACGATGTTACCGTTGGTATTGATTCTGTTGAAAATAACAGAGCCTTACAAAAACACATGGATAGGGGTAAACTACCTGGGTTAAACTTTCAAAAAAATAGAAATACCATAATCTCTAAATTAGAAGAGGCTATTAGATTGGATTCGTTTAAGATTCGTTCTAAAAGAATGTTAGCTGAAATAGAGACGTTTGTCTATATTAATGGTAGACCAGACCACATGAGAGGTTATCACGATGACTTATTAATGTGTATTGGTATGTGTTGTTTTGTGGCTATGACCTCTTTTAAAGATTTGGAAAAATCTAAAGGTCAGGCAAAGGCAATGATTAACAGTTGGTCTGTTGAGACTGGTACTATAGAAGAGAATCCAATTTTAAATGAAGTTATTGGTACAGGTTTTTATACAGATAGTAGAAATAAAGATAATAATAGAATAACTACTGAACAAACTAAGGAATACTCTTGGTTATTTAGTGGGATGAAAGGATTTAAAAAATAATATTATGGGAATATCGTCAAACAAACCTTTTAATAGACAATGTAATGTAAGAAAAGGTGCTGGTCCAGTTTATAATAAGTTTTGTCCTCCAACAGATAGAGCTAATAACAACAACACTAAAGTTAATGTTAAAGTTGTAAAAGAACCCTGTTTTGGGGAATACGATAACTTAGTTCAATATGTGTACGAAATAGACCTTACAGGTCATTTAGGTTATGTAGATTGTGACTATGTAGAGTAAGTTTAATACGAATAACATTCACATTAATAAAGTGTCGGTTAACTTTATTAATAATATTTATAATATAAAAAACATTTTTTTAAATGGCAGAAGAAAATAAAAATTTAACGGTATATCAAAAACTCTTTTACCTTTTTGGTCAAGGTAATGGTGGTATAAAAGCCAATACCATATATAACAAATACGCTTTAGGTGATAGAGATTTAATTGTTACAAAGTCCAGAGAGGAGTTTGAGAAAGAAAAATTACAAAGACAACAACAAAAATACTTAGAAGGTCAATGGGCTAAAGTAGATAGTGAATTATATCAAAAAGCGATTTACTATGAAACTTCTAGGGTTGCCTCTTATATGGATTACGAGGCAATGGAGTTTACCCCTGAAATTGCTGTCGCTTTAGATATTATGTCAGAAGAATCTTGTACATTAAACGAACAAGGTAAAATTTTAAGTGTTTATTCTGATTCATCTAGAATTAAAAAAGTTTTAGAAGATTTATTCTTTAATGTAATGGACATCCACTCAAATTTACCGATGTGGACTAGAAATACATGTAAATACGGTGATAACTTTCTTTATTTAAAAATAGATTACAGGGATGGTATTGTTGGTTCTTCTCAATTAACAAATATTGATATTGAAAGAAAAGAAACAGGCGTATTCCCTTTTCAAGCTCAAAAAGAAGAAACAAAAGAAGAAACACAGAAAAAACAAGTTAAATTCTTTTGGAGAGATAAAACCATGGAGTTTAACGCTTGGGAAATAGCTCATTTTAGACTTTTAGGTGATGATAGAAAATTACCTTATGGTACTTCGGTATTAGAGAAAGTAAGGAGAATATGGAAACAACTTCTTTTAGCAGAAGACGCTATGTTAGTTTATCGTGTAACTAGAGCACCTGAAAGAAGAGTATTTAAAGTTTATGTAGGTAACATTGATGATAATGATGTTGAAGCTTACGTACAAAAAGTTGCTAATAAATTTAAAAGAACACAAAAAGCTGATAGTCAAACAGGTCAGGTAGATTTAAGATATAATACTTTGGCAGTTGACCAAGATTACTTTGTACCTGTAAGAGATGCTAACGCTTCTAGTCCAATTGAAACGTTGGCGGGTGCGTCTAACCTAGACCAAATTGCAGATATTCAATTTATCCAAAGAAAAATGGTTACAGCATTAAGAGTACCAAAAACTTTCCTAGGTTTTGATGATGTCGTTGGTGAGGGTGGTAATTTAGCTATGTTAGATATTAGATTTGCTAGGACCATAAATAGAATTCAACAGGCTATGGTTCAAGAGTTAAATAAAATAGCTATTATCCATTTATATATTTTAGGTTTCCACGATGAGTTAAATAATTTTAAACTAGTCCTTAACAATCCATCTACTCAAGGTGAAGTTCTTAAAGTTGAACAATGGAAAGAAAAAGTTTTGTTGTATAAAGACCTTGTTAGTGCTGTTGATGGTGGAATTGCTCCAACATCACACACATGGGCTAAAAAAAATATCTTTAATTGGTCTAATGATGAAATCTTAGAAGATTTAGAACAACAAAGACTTGAAAGAGCGGCAGCTAAGGAACTTG